ACGGTAACGCGCTGTAACGGTCTTGGTATGGGATTTACTCTTTTTAAGATGGAGATATTCAAGAACAAAAAACTCCCAAAACCTTTCTTTGAAACAGTTCAAAGATACTTACCTGGGACAGGTGTTCAAGGTTACACTCAAGACCTAAAATTCTTTGAGAACGCTGGCAAATTAGGATACAAGTTCGCTTGTGATTCTAGAGTAAAAGTCGGTCATTACGATGTAGAAAACGATCAAATGTGGTAATATGAAAAAGTCTACGAAAAAAACAACAACAACAAAAACAAAAAAAGATCAAATTATTGCAGTTGATCTAGGCTGCGGCCAAAACAAAGCTACCGTACAATTCTTTGAGGAACACATGAAAATTGTTCCTGATAAAGTGATAGGTGTAGATATTGCAAAGTGTGAAGGGGTGGATGTGATTCACGATCTCACTAAGTTTCCTTATCCGTTCAAAGACGAATCTGTAGACGCTATATTTTCTTCGCACTTCATAGAGCACTTAGACGGAGATGAGAGAATTAAATTCTTTAACGAGTGTTATAGGATCCTAAAGCCAGAAGGAATAATGAGACACTTGCATCCGTATTATAAGTCCGTAAGAGCTTACCAGGATCCCACGCACAAGTGGCCACCGATCACAGAGAATAGCTATCTTTATTGGGACAAAAGTTGGAGAGAGTTAAATAAGCTTGATCACTATCCTATACACTGTGACTACGAATTCAATATCTACTATGCTTGGCAAGATCCAACTGTAGCGAATAAGAGCGAAGAAACTAGGATGTTCAACGTTGATAAGTACTGGAACGTTGTTGCTGACATGGTCGTTGATATGAAGAAAAGATGAGATACAAAATCGTAAAGCAATTTATACCGGGAAACGACCAAATTTGGGTCGATAAAGTAGACGACAATGATGAATTGCATTACTACGGTACATTAGAAGAGGCTGAATCCAAGAAGTCTGAGTTAGAATCCTTGGATTCAACTCGTGTCCTCAAAATAGTCGAAGTGGAAGATTGATTTCAAAACCTTTTACGTATTTATAACAAAGATTGAACCATGACAGCAGCAATAATCACCATCACAATTCTTCTAGTAATAGGCTTAGTAGTGGCAAGAGAATACGCTAAGTTCAAACAAGATCAAATAGAACAAGAGCAAATAAAACCTCAAATAGCTGAGGTATTCAAAGAAGAGGAGAGACTGGTTGAAACGCAACCCGTTCACGTAGTTGTAGAGAATCCAATCGACTATAAAACTAACGATCCGAATCCTGCGATAGAAGCTCCTAAGCAAGAGAAGCCAAAAAGGAAATATAGTGCAAAAAAGAAGAGTGCAAAAACTAAGAAAACAACGAAATAAAAACTGTTATGGCAAAAATCACGGATGAAGAATTAAAATCTATAGAAGACATAAAGAAGGAAGTTTCTCAATTAATAGGCCTTTTAGGAGAATTGGAGTATCAAAGACTGTCTATGCAATTAGAAGTTGATGACATCAAAGCAAAGATAAAAGATGTAAAAAATAGCGAAATAAAGCTGCTGGAAAGCCTGAGGACTAAATACGGTAACGTCAACATAAATATAGAGACAGGGGAAATTTCATAAAGTGTTTCGGAAAAGTTGCGATATTTATTACCAGCTAAAACCATACTTAAATGTCCGAAACTATCATTAGCCCCGGAGTTTTCTTAAACGAAAACGACCAATCGCAAATAACCCAAGGACCGGTATCAGCCGGTGCCGCAATAATTGGACCCACAGTAATGGGCCCAGTAAACATTCCCACTGTAGTTACTTCTTATTCGGATTACAAATCCAAATTTGGAGCGACATTTATTTCTGGGGGTGCTTCTTACGAGTACTTAACTTCCATTGCGGTTCTTAACTACTTTGAACAAGGAGGACAATCTTTGTTGGTAACAAGAGTTGCATCAGGTTCTTACACCCCGGCTACAGCTTCTGTAGCATCTATATTAAACTCAACAAGCGCATCCTTTACCCTAGAAACTCTTTCTGTGGGTACTGCGATGAATAACTGGGGACCTGGACCGAACACAGGATCTAACGGAGCTTTGATAAGCGGATCCATAACTAACATACGTTGGGAAATAACCGGCGTTAACACTGGATCTGGCGTATTCAGTCTAGTTATTAGACGCGGCGATGATTACAACTCAAATAAAAACATACTCGAGACCTGGAACAACATATCTCTAGATCCCAACCAGAATAACTACATTGGCTACGTTATCGGAGATCAAACACAGAATGTGGTTCAAGATTCCAGCGGAGATTACTACTTGCAGATTACAGGTTCTTACGTCAATAAGAGCAGATACGTTAGAGTGTCTTCTGTAAACTTAGCAACTCCGAACTATTTCGATCAAACAGGAATTCCTCAAAATCAATACACAGCTTCTCTACCTCAAATAGGATCGGGATCTGTACAAGGATCTTTCTCAGGTGCAGCTGGACCTTTATACGGATGTTTTGGACTGGCACCGCTAAACATGTTCGAGGGCATAACTACTCAAGATAACCCTTCAGCTCTAACTTCAAGAAACATTCAAGGTTTGATAGCTACCGGTACAACAACTGCGGGTAATCTGTCTAACTATCTTGTGGCAATAAATCTCTTGGAGAATAAAGACGCTTACAAATTCAACGTAATTTACGCTCCTGGACTAACTGCCCAAAACGCGCCCGGAGAAACTAACGATATCATCACTCTTGCCCAAACTAGAGGCGATGCCATCGCTGTGATAGATCTCGTGGGATACTCACAAAACATAGCCACTGTCATATCAGAAGCAGCAGGATACGATAACTCTTACGCAGCTACATATTGGCCTTGGTTACAAGTAAGAAGCCGCGAAACAGGAAAAATCAATTTCGTGCCGGCTTCTACTCTAATCCCTGCCATATACGAGTATAACGACAAAGTATCAGCAGAGTGGTTCGCTCCAGCAGGTCTTAATAGAGGTGCAATGAGCACCGTATTGAGACCAGAGAGAAGGCTCACTGTTAACGATCGTAACGTGCTCTATCAGGCTAAGATCAACCCTATCGCTACCTTCCCTGGAGTTGGTACAGTTGTATACGGTCAAAAGACTCTGCAACAAAAAGCGACCGCTCTTGATCGTGTGAATGTACGCAGACTGCTCATCGCACTCAAAGAGTACATCGGTCAGATTGGAGAGACAATCGTATTCGAGCCTAACACCCAAGTGACTCGTAACAGATTCCTAAATCAAGTAAATCCTTACTTAGAGTCTGTTCAACAGCGTCAAGGACTTTACGCTTTCCAAGTTGTGATGGACGAGACTAACAACACTCCCGATGTGGTAGATAGAAACCAATTGGTTGGAACAATTTATCTGCAGCCTACAAAAACTGCCGAATTTATCCAGCTTGATTTCAACATCTTACCTACGGGTACATCTTTCGGACAGTAAAAATATAAAGCAATAACGAGATGAAGGACAGCACCATCATAAGAATCAAGGTTCCTGCTAATCTTTACGAAAGCGTAAAGGAGCAGTTGAAATTACAAGAGGGCAAGAACGATTTCGGAATGCCCGGATCTACCACTATAAAGGAAAAGAAGTACTCTTCTGGGGATTCTAAGCCTAAGAAAAAGACCGAATCCAAAAAAGCGGATAGCGGCAAAGAAAAAAAGGCTGAGACCAAAAAAGATAACGCTCCAAAAGAGGAAGCAAAAATTCCTAAAGATGGTATGAAGAAAGTAAAGAGCAAGAAGCTTAAACTTTCCGAACTAAAAAAGATGTACGAAATCTTAGGAGAAAAGATAGCCAAAATGGAGGTAAAGAAAGAAACTCCTGAAAAAGGCGCAGAAATGTAACAAAAGCAAAAGGGGCCGAAAGGCCCCATTTGTCTTACTGTATGCAAAAAATCTCAAACAAAAAATACACCTTACAAGAGTTAAAAACGTATCATCGTGCTCTTAGCCTTTTAATTAAAGAGGTGGAAGAGAAAGATCCTGCGGTAGTAAAATACCCTAACGGGGTTGAAGTTAAACTCACAAAAACCACTCCCCGTACTGGATACATGAAGAAGGAAAAGCAAGAGGTCAAGATAAACTCAGATTCTACTGGAAGATTGTTTAAAGCTCAAGGACAGAAATTGCCTCCCGGAGAATCCGGTTGGTATCCCTTAGACAAGCTGATAAAGAAGTTTGGAGACGGGGAAATTAAGTTGTGAATGAGGTTTACGCTATAAAAAATGCAGGTTGCCGTATATTTATTGATGAACCATTAAACTGAAAAGACATGCCTGTATTGGATCCTAACGAAATAATGTTTACGGCTTATGAGCCCACAGTAAACAACCGATTCGTAATGTACGTAGACGGTATTCCGTCGTACATGATCAAAAAAGCCGATGCTCCCGGTGTTACTCTTAACGAAGTAAAGCTTGAGCACATCAACATCTACCGTAAGATCAAAGGCAAAGCGGATTGGAAAAACATCGCGGTGTCTCTGTACAACCCGATTTCTCCTTCCGGCCAACAGGCTGTTATGGAATGGGTTCGCTTGCATCACGAATCTGTTACAGGTCGTGACGGCTATTCCGACTTCTACAAGAAGGACGTTAGCCTTTGCATACTTGGTCCTGTCGGTGACATCGTATCCGAGTGGATCCTCAAAGGCGCATTCATCCAGGAAGCTTCCTTCGGTAGCTACGACTGGTCTTCTTCAGATCCCACAGAATTGACAATGACTTTAGCGATGGATTATTGTGTGCTCAACTACTAGTGCTTAATTATTGAAATAATCTCATTCTAAATTATTAACTTTAAAACCCTTCCTATATTTATTGTAGGAGGGGTTTTTTATGCTCAAAGATTATTTTAAAATAATTAGGAACGCTAGATCAAAAGATAGAAAAAAAGAGGGTGGTACCTACTACGAAGCTCATCACATAGTGCCAGAATGTCTAGAGCAATTCGGAAAAAATAGTTCAACAGTTTTGTTAACTGCAAAAGAACATTATAGAGTTCATAAAATACTAGCAGAATCATTTAAAGATCATGAGCTGTATGGTAGCAAAATGCTGTGGGCTTTTCATAGGATGACATACAGCGGAGACATAGAACTGACAGAGGAAGAATATGCAGCGGCCAGAGTGGCACTAATGAAACTGTGGAAAAGAAAAAAATCCGAGGAATTCAAGAGAGCTATGGGAGAAACCATGAAGGGAAACAAAAACGGATTGGGAAATAAAAAGAACTGGACTCCTACAGAAGAGCAGAGAAAAAATTACTCTAAAGCAGCAGTAAGAAGACAATTAGGCAAAGTGGGAGAAGAATCTAGAGCCAGTAAGGGTACTGTAGTGTGCGAGAACCTTCTAACTGGGGAAATTGTAGAGGCCGGATCCGCCCTGCAGCTTGCCAAGAAGATGAACATGAACTGCAGCGTATTCCACGAAGAGCTAAACAAATCCAACTATTCCAACTCTCCCAGTCCAAAGACCAAAAGGAGCAAGTATTACGAATTCCTTCAAACGCACAAAATATATTACAAAACTCAATAAGTAGATATTTATAAATAAACAAACATCTATGGCAGAATTTAAGTTACCTACAGAAACAGTTAAGTTACCCTCTAAAGGTCTTGTTTATCCAAAAGAAAATCCCCTCTCGTCAGGAGAAATTGAAATGAAGTACATGACGGCAAAAGAGGAGGACATACTATCCAACACAAACTACATCCAGCAAGGAATAGTCTTCGATAAGCTCTTTCAGTCCCTAATAATCAGTAAAATCAATTACGATGATCTAGTAATTGGAGACAAAGACGCAATCATGATAGCAGCCCGCATTCTGGGATACGGTAAGAATTACGAAGTACAGGTGGATCATCCTCAGACAGGCGAAAAAGAGGATTTTATTATCGATATATCTGAATTCAAGGAAAAACCTTTGGACCTCTCTTTGTTTGATAACAAAAATGAATTTCACTTTGTTTTACCAAATACTAAAAACGAAGTCTCATTTAAGTTGCTAACTCACGCAGATGAAAAGATCATCGAGAAAGAGATAAAGGCACAAAAGAAAATAAACGTCTCCAGTGAAATCACGCTTAGACTCAAGCAACAGATACTTTCAGTAAACGGAAACACAGATAAGAAAGTGATCAGAGAGTTCGTAGATACCGCCCTTCTAGCAGCAGACTCTATAGAACTTAGAAAGTACATCAACAAGATTTCTCCAGGGGTTGACATGACCTTTACGTTTACTAGTAAAGTAGATGGATACGTTGAGGAGGGCGTATCTTTACCCATGAATCTTACCTTTTTTTACCCTAAACTCTGAGTATAGGAAGAACTTATTCTTCCAAATACACGAAATAGTTTTTCACGGTAAAGGAGGCTACGATTGGGACACAGTCTACAATATGCCTATTTGGTTGCGCAAGTTTACGCACAACGAGATACATTTATTTTACCAAAAAGAAAAAGAAGAGATACAGAAGAGTTACGGCAAAGAGCAGATAACTGCTCAAACTGATCCCAATAAGATCAAACAGATGGCCAAAGTGGATGTACCTAACTTTGTGAGCAAAGTCAAGTCTAAAGCCAAAAAATAGGCTCCATTGATATTTATACACAAAAGATAACTAGAAATGGCCGAAAACAGTAGCTCAGAAGAAGCAAAAGGCATAGTAGAAAGACAATCGCAAGAATCCAAAGGGTATAAAACTGAGGAGCTTAAGCAAAGTCTATCTATTCTTAAGCAGGTTGAAAAGGCGCAAGATAAAATTACAGCGCAGATATCGGCCGCTGCGGAAATGTCTCGCCAACTTAAAGAGCTCGATAGTCTAATCTATAAAGAAAAACAGAAGAGGATATCGATAGAGCAGAAGCTAAGCACATACAGCAAAGAAGAAAAAGCTGCGGTATCTCAAATACAAGAAAAACTAATAGAGTTAAGGAAACAAGAGAAGAGCAGAGAGGATGCTTTTAAAGAAGCTCAGAAGAAACGCGCAGCAATTAGAGAACTAGATGTAGCCGCGTTGAACGATGCATTAGTCGTTCAATTAAAAGCAATGGAAGCAGCAGGAGTGGATGCGGCCAAACGTCAACAGTACTACGAAAAAGAACAGACTCGAATTAATCATCTACAGAAATTAAATCAAGGCATAATCGATCGTGCTGATCTTGAGGTACAAAGACGAGAAAAGATACTTGAACTTACACAAAAACAGATATTAAAAACAGAAGACGGAATCGGTCCAAAACAAGCTGAAATAATATTGTTGGAAGAGGCTTTAAAAGCTCAAGAAAAAACTCTCACACAATTAGATGATGAAAAGAAAAAAAGAGCGGAGATAAATGATAGAATAGGCATCGCCGGTCACATAGCTAAAGGTTCTCATAGTCTTCTAGAAAAAATGGGAATAGGAAGTCTTCTTAACATGGAAGAATTGACCGAAGAGATGGAAAGATCCGCATCTAAGGGTGCGAGTAAGTTTCAAATAATGGGTGTTATAGGAAAACATGCCATGTCCCAAATAGGAAAGGCGCTCGCAGATCCATTGATCGTTATAACTGCGATATATAAAATGTTCAGTAGCGTAGTAAACGCCGCTATATCCTATGAGAAACATGTGTTCGAAGCATCAAAAACTTTAGGAGTATCTGTCACTCATGCTCAAACTCTATACGGAAACTTTAAGAAGATTGCAGATACCAACGCTAATCTTGCTCTAACTGGTCATCAAATGTTGGAGAGCTACGCTGGAATGAGCGATAGCCTAGGATTCATGGCCAGCACCAATACAGAATTCTTAACGACGACTACTGCTTTACAGAGAAGATTCGGATTCGCAGCTCAAGACATGGCAGAAATGCAACTCTATGCAGCTGAAACCGGAAAAGATTTAAAAAGTGCTTTCAATTCCATAGTCGGCACAGCTAAAGCTCAAGGCGCCAAGTTAAAGATCTCCATGTCAGAAAAGCAAGTCATGCAAGCGATAAGCAAGACTTCTGCTACTGTTTTGGCTAATTTCAAGGGGGACGTTGCCGCATTGGCATCTGCTACTGTGAAAGCCACAAAACTTGGCGTAACTCTAGATCAAATCAATAACGCAGGTAAAGGCATGTTGGATTTCGAGTCTAGTATATCTAAAGAATTCGAAGCTCAATTAATGACTGGTAAGAACATAAATTTGGCGAAAGCCAGAGAGTATGCGTTGACTGGTCAGACAGAGAAGTTGATGGGAGAGATAACCAGTCAAATAGGAAGTCAAGCGGAATGGAGCAAAATGAACGTGCTTCAACAAGAGTCTCTCGCTGAAGCCATGGGAATGAGCAAAGAGTCAGTGGACGAGATGTTCAAAAAACAATCTTTGGCGAACGCTCTAGGAAAAGACGCCGCTGCCGATGCAGCTACTCAATACAATAAACTTAAAGAACAAGGAAAGTCTCATGAAGAGATCGCAAAGATCATGGGAGCTGAGTCAGCTCAACAAGCGATACAAGCCAGTGTGCAAGAAAAAGCCGCTGCAGCTCAAGAAAGATTGGCCAACGCGTTTGAAAAAGTTGCCGCTCAATTCTTACCCATAATACAATCAGTTACTAATTGGATTACAGGTATAGAAAATTTAGAGGGCAAAATGAAAGTTATATTCAAGATAGTTAAAGGCGTACTTGGAGTTTACGTAGGAATAAAAGCAACTGTGTTTGCCATAAATGCGTACAATAAACTTCAAGAACTCTCTGCTAAAAAGCTGACAATGGAAGAGAGTAGAAGGCTCGTGTTAGAGAGACAATCTAAAGGTTACGACATGGCAAAAGAAGCCAGTAAGAGAAGACAGTTAACTACAGAAAGCGCTTCTCTTGGTAAGAAAAAAGCAGCTAACGTTTTGGATAGAATAGGCGCGATGTTAGGTATCGTCAAAGCATCAAGCTCAGCTACCGCTGGAGCTGGATACTTGGGTCCTGGAGCTTTAGCAGTTGGATTGGGCGTATCTCTTGCTTTAGGCGCATTGTTAGCTGCTGTAGGAGAGGGAAGTCCTCCCACAATGAATGGAGATACGGGCGCGGCCACAAAGATAGAACCTGTTAATGCTCAAGCTGAAGCAAATAAAGAGGATAATAAACCCAAATCCATGGGAAGATACGCAGCTGAGAAAAACATAACCACATACATATACGTAGATCCCGTAACAGGAAAAGCTGTACAAAAACAGGCAGGTCAAGAACACTTCGCAGACGCGCAAAAGATAATAACACCAGGAGGTTGAACCTAAATCATATAAGATAAGATGAGCGAAATAGTAAGACTCAAAACAGATCTAAAAGATCTTAGGTTCGGCGCAGATCAGAGAGGATACGGATCATCAAACGAACCGTACATACAAACTCCTATACCAGATTCTGTAAGATCTAGATCCTATGGACCTGGTTCTCCGGTGTACTCGTTAGGATTGACTGGAGGATTTGATTTTCCCACGCGCGGAGGAGCACCAGCTTTTACATTAGGTTTATTGAGTATATCGAGATTCAACGAAATCGATAAGAGAAGAATACAAAAATTTTTAGATTCTCCAAGAGGTTCCTCATTCATACAAAAACAGATAGGTTTACAAATGAGTAATCCTAAAACTGAGGTTGATACCACTAGTTTCGGTGGAGGTTTAGGAGGCGGAGCTTTTGGTCCACTACAAATAACCAGAGTTTATACTAGTTCTAATACGCTAGAGCAAGTCGGAGTTCAGGGATCAGGCGCACACGGAATTAGACACGGATTGGTGGCCTTCCCAGCTGGAGAAGATAAGAATTACTATAACACTGTAAAAAAACAGATAACGCTGAGTCTAAGTGGAGACAACGAATCAGCTAAAGCTGATAACAGATTACTACTGCTTTACTCTACCAAAATGAAAACAGATAATCGCATTTCTCCAAGCGATTATGGAACCAATATTGAAAAGATAAACAATCTTGGGATATCTAGAAACAAAGATGTTTTGTTTCAATACTTAGGAGGTCCTGGATCTACTTACGGTATGGGAGATACTATCATACGTAGATTCGTAGATACTACAAAAGTCATTAGCACGAGAGTCATGACTTACGATCTTCTAATGCAACAAAAGATTAACATTGAAAATAGAAGTCAAAAAACTACAAAATTCAATATACAGGATTTTAGAAAACAATCTAATCCCAATGGAAATTATGTTCCTTGGGATCCTGAATCTGTTAGAGTTAAATACGGAAAAGTTGTATCCTCTAATAGTACAGAAGGATACGAACAAGCAAAACAAAAAGGAGACCGACTAATAAAAGAACAAGATACAAATCTAGGTAAATTAGGATACGGTTCTGAAGCCAAATTACAGGATTTTAGAAGCGGTTCTTTTTCGGCAGCATGGAATAACGAAGAATCTGTCGATTATCGATTCTACTCTAGATACGATCAAGGATCCAGAAAAGGCCGTGTAGATAAAATTAATGCAAGCTATCCTTATGTATTTAAAAATGACTCTGCTCCTTGGTCAGGGAATTCGAATGCAAATGATTTAATAAAGTTTGTATTTGAAGCTATAGATAATGACAATCCAACGCAATCAATTGCGATATTCTTCAGAGCTTTCTTAGCGGGCAACATTACTGATAATAACACAGGTGCGTGGAATGGATTTAAGTATTTTGGTAGAGGCGAAGACTTTTTTACTTATCAAGGTTTTACTAGATCCATAAGTTTTGGTTTCACTGTTGTAGCGCAATCCCAATACGAACTACAACCGATGTACAATCGATTGAATGCATTGATAAGTCAAGTCTATCCGGACTATTCTAGAGATGGAATAATGAGAGCGCCTATTATAAGATTAACTGTTGGAGATTACATATATAGAATGGCAGGATTTTTAGACAATGTCAACGTTACGTTAGACACCTCTGCGGCTTGGCAAACAGAGGACAACCGTCAATTTCCGAATAAAGCGGACGTATCAATAGGATTCAAACCCATTCCAGAAGATTTACCTAGAAGATATTCAACTTCTCAAGGTATATCTAGATTGATAGCTCAAGGAGGCAATAGTGCTGATCCTTTTATAAAAGGCATATATACCAATTATACAGACGCATTCGCATTTCCAACATCGTCGATCTAAATAAGAAAATATGATAGTTAGATATCAAAATATAAGAATCACAAAGGAAGATCCTAAAGCGCCCGAGTATTTTGTTAATAACATATACCCAGACATACCATCTACTGAAGACGATGATTACATCATTACTGTTTTAGGAGATAGATTAGATCTATTGGCTTCTGATTTTTATGGAGATGTAACTATGTGGTGGATAATAGCTTCTGCAAATTCTTTACCCGGAGATTCCCTATACATAGAACCGGGCACTCAATTGAGGATACCAAGCAATCCTATGGAAATTTTAAATAACTATAAATCATTTAACGTTACGAGATAATATGGATAACAAAATATCCAACATACTGGGAGTAAAGATTCCTGATTGGTTGTACGGTCAATTGATGGAGAGATCTAAGAAAAATTCTTTGAACTCTAGATCAAAGAACGAAGACATACTTTACATGGGGCAAAAAACCGCATGGGTGAGATTAGTGTCCTCTGTAAACATAGTTGGAGAACAGGATAAGAGATATTTTCGTGAAGAGGTAGGCGCAGTCGGAATCAACAAAGACGATGATCTTGCCAAGAACTACATACTATTTGCGGGTACTTCTAAATTTAACAATCGCACAGAGACCAATTGGTTAAGAACAGGAGTTTACGATCCTAACAAGAGTGGTCAAAATCCTGCTTATGGAATGTTGGGAAGTTCCGAAATAAAGCAATTCGGTTATAGACCTATGCCAGGATTAACGAGCGTAAACATCGAAACTCAAGGCAGACTAGGATCAGTAAGAGCAGCGACTATAAATTTTAAGTGTTGGAATAAAGCTCAATTAGATATAATAGACGCCCTGTATTTCAAGTTGGGATACACCATGTTTCTTGAATGGGGACAAACGTATTTTGTAGCCAGCGAAGAAAGAACTGTGAGCGATAAACTCAAGTTAATTCCCGGAGGAGTTTACTCTACAGAGACTTTCATGATGAATCCTTTTGAAAGCGATCTCACTAAAGAACAAATTCTTGAGAGAATCGCTGATAACACTAGAGACTCAGAGGGAAATTACGATGCTATGCTTGGCATGTGTACCAATTTCAATTTCACGTACAATCAAGAGGGAGGATACGATTGCACTATGAAGTTGATGAGCATGGGAATCCTAGCTGACTCTACAAAAATAAACCACACCTCAGAAGTACCAGGAATTCTTGATGAACAAATAAAACTTTACAATCAACTACTAGATCAAAAAAGACTCGCTGAAGAGGAAGCTGCTAGAGCCGCAGAACAAGAAAAAGTAAAAAAAGTAAGAGAGTACGCAGAGAAAGTTGTTAGAAGAAATGGAGTGCGCTACATAAATTTTCCAGGTAATCCTTACGATGGAAAAACTTGGGACAGTTTTTTAGCAAACGAAGGTCTTTCGGAAGATTATCTAAATAGTCAAACTCCTGTAATAGAACCAAACGGTGAGCCTCCAAAAATAGACGTATCGTTAACAAACGAACAATTTACCGCAAAGTACGACACTGGGACCACAAAACAAGCCGACGTATACTACACGTATCCTAGTAATTCAAACAAAAAAAAGAACGTGTGGGTTACTATACCTAATACAGGATCTTACGTAGTATCTGAAGGATCTAATTTTAGAATTGAAAGGCCAATAGATCCTAAATATAGAGTCGTTCTTAACAAGAATCTCATTGTAGACAAAATCGTAAAAAATCCTGAGTTTGTTAGGAATATATGGGGATCTCAAGATCAAGCAGATAAACAGCAAGATACATACGAAGACGACGTATATAAGAAAGAAGCTCCTGAACAATTAGATACAGCGGGAGATAACGACGATTACTGGAAATGGAGAGCCAGAGTTGCATATAGATCGGATGTTACTTCCATAGATCCAAATAATCCCAAAAAAGATTTCTTCTTAGGAGTAGAAATACTAGAAATGCCTAAACCAATAGGATTGGCCAGAGAAGGAGATACGGGAGGAGAAACGGTTGTAAAAGATCCGCTTAATCCAGACGAAGATTTAGAAAATGTATACAAAGACTTAAATCACGGTTGGTTTGTCGCTGACGGAACTTTAAAACTCCCACTGTGGAGATTTAAAACCATGTTAGAAAACGAGTTGTATAACGCAACATGGAGATTTCAAGACAGTTCCTTCAAAAATATTCCATCAAAAAATGAAGAAGGGTTTAGATTAGTTGGGAATGTCGATAATTTCAGCGTGAATAGTCCAAATGGTACTTACAAGGGTTTCTTTAATTTAGAGGGACAAGTTACCTTTAAATACGCAGTAGAAAGAAAACAAGTAAAACCTGGAGATCCTAAAGACGCAGAGCTTTTGTTTAGAACTAAAGTTGCAATATACAGTAACGATACTGCTTTAATACAATCTGTAACTCAAAAAGAAAAGAGTCAAGACGAAACATCTCCTGTAGAAGATAAAGATTTACCAAGTCCTCCTGTTACTGGAGAACCTCCACAATCTGAGGATCCTGCTACCAAAAATTCTCCGTTAGTATATCTCTCAGCAGTAGAGATAGCATTAAGAGCGATACAAATACACTCTTTGATACAAAATTTATCAGGAGGAATGACCTCTGTTACTCCTGTTCCATTGTGGAGTCGTGAAGACGTGACTGGAGCTGGGGACAAGAAGATGCCTTTTATAGATCAAGTGTTTAGCGGAGGTATATTGACTCCTATAATAAGAGATCTTATAGATGGAAAATATGCTTCCACACACGAGGAATATAAGAAAGCTAACGAAGATAAAAAATTTGCCATCAGAGCTCAATACGGTTTTGCTACGAATCTCATGGCGAATAGAGCAAAATTGGATAATTTTATTCCTGTAGATTACAAGAAATTATTTACCTCTTTTGTTGTGCCCTACGAGATAAACCAGTCTTTGGAAGAGGGAACAATAGCTAACCACCCAGTCTATATCCCTCTAGGATTTTTCTTGTCGATACTCACTAATAACTGCATGTTGTACGATACAGGAAAAGATGGAAAAACTAAGAAGCAAACTCCAATAGCTTACTTAGATTATAATCCTAATCACAATTTTTGTCTATCAAATAAACAACATCTTTCTACTGATCCATTTACAGCTCTTATACCTTTCGAGGGACAGGACGCCGATTTTAAAGCTATATTTGATGAAGATGTAATAGAAGTAGGGAAAGACGAAATAAAAGCACCATCAATTGCTCCAGCTGGACCCGATGGAAATAACTCAAATCCTCCCACTACTACCCCTATATGGAAACCCAGATCTTCTGATGACTTGATTCGCGATCAAATTTCTGGTGTTCTAGTTGATACTGCTCCCTTTAAGGACACAGATGGAACCAAAGTAATTTATTACAGGGGTAGAGTGATGAACATATTACTCAATATAGATTACTTGATGGGATTGATAAAGGGATCAGCATCTAAAAGCGAAGAGAATAGAGTTACTCTCAAACCAGTTATAGAACAGGTGTTAAGCTCTCTAAACAAGTGTTTAGGTAACATAAACGTATTTAGATTCTCTTATGT